TGTCTGAGGCGTGAGTTTGGTTCTGCAGCTGCCTTCGGGAAGTCTGCCATCTGGCCAGCGCTACGAGCACAGAATGACTTGCGTCTCTTTGCGTCTGCGCTGCCCGCCTTGACCTTGCCCGTTACGGCTGTCTTTAGCTTGCTTCCTGGATTGGCCTTGCGATACGCTGCTACGCCCTTGGCGGTCATGCCTGCACCCTTGCTCGTTGGCAAGTAGTTGGCACCCTTTCCGGTGGTAGTCTTTGCTATCGGCTTATCCTTCGGCATTGTCTTTATTTGCGAATTTGTCGATGCTTGTGAATCCAAGGCACGCGATCACCACAAACTCTACCGCGGCTACTAGGTCCTTGCTAGGAGCGATCTCCTCTGGGCTTAAGCTGTTGTGCGCCATGGTCGCAAAAAGGACCAAGGCCCCCACGATCCCAACGACTCTCTTGGAAGATACCTCTCCCTTGTCGCCCTTGAACATTTCTAGCATCTTTTTCATACAGTTATTTGTTCCACATTCTCCGCACCATAAATGGCTACCAATGCATCGTACACGGCATTCACCAACAATGATTCCGCTGGGATTGTTTCGTACGCTACAACCGATAATTCAAGGTTGGAAAAAGTGGTGTTAAAATCTTGAATCCCTTGAATCGGGGCTTTGCCTTCTGCCAATGCTTGAACACTTGCAAAAACAAATGTTGCGATTTGGGCGGGGATGATTCCGTCTTTTTGTGATTTGTTATCCGAATATCCTTCGGCAATAACAACAACCGATCCACTTGGGATGCTTAATCCCGATGTCAAATTTACGGGGGTGTTAATTTGTATAATCTTCATTGTCTTATTTGTTAAATTGATTGAATTAAAATTGTACATACTGCGGAAAGTATGGTCATAAAAATTGCATAAATTCCTAATATTAAAAAACCTTTTTTTGTCATACTATAAAATTAAGTGTTTTACGCTAAAAGGATTTTTTGTGCCACTCCGTTAATTATAACATTCCAAACCTTTGTTGAACTATTTGATTCCGTTACCACTGACCCCGCATTTGTTCCAGTGCTACCAACCACAAATTGATTTGAAGCGGTTGCCGTTGCATCTTTGCCCAATATAACAGAGCCACTAAAATTGCCCGTTATTGTACCTTGACCCAACAAAGAGTTGTTTGCACCCGTTGTGTTGGCATTTCCAGCATCATATCCAACGGCGGTATTATTTGAAGCATTATTGCTATATAATGCGGTAGTACCTACCGCAGTATTTCCACTTCCTGCGGTCATAAATGTTAATGCACTTCTGCCAATGGCAGTGTTATTAGTTCCCGTTAAATTTGAAGCCAAAGCACTAACCCCGTCGGCAGTATTTGCACTACCAGTTGTGTTATTGGCTAACGCACTAAAGCCATTAGCGGTATTGTTAGTTCCCGTTGTATTGTTAATTAAAGCATTTTTACCAAATGCGTTATTTGATGTTATAGATGCTTTCCCGTAGTTAAAAACTGAGCCATCATCGGTAACTTGCAAACTCGCCGTTCCCGCACTATTCTGCACCAAAAGCGATGTAGTGGCGGAGGTTGAGCCACTGCCTTGAATGTGTGTTCTTGCCGTTGGGGTTGTTGTGCCAATTCCTACACGAGCCGCCGCAGTGATGTTCAATACATTATCAACCCCAAACAACCCTAATGTAGCAAAATTGTTTACACTTCCGTCACTTTGGTGATTATATCCGAAATACGCAGAGTTATTTGTGTTTTCCGCTTTTCCAATAAAATAAAATAAATTGTTATTTGTTGACATATTTGCCGCCATCATTGACGCAGCCCACAAATACTGACCCGTACCCGACATCACAATTCTTTGAACGGGTTGTGCACTTCCGCCTATTCCATTCATGGTCATTGCGGGTATCCCAACCAAAGATGATACCGAATTAATTACCGCACTTGGCGTATTCGTTCCAACTCCCAACCTATTATTAGCATCATCCCAAAATAAGTTAGACGCATCACTTGCAAACGCACTTCCATTGCTGAACTGAATAGCACCCGCAACACCAGATGGTGGGGTTGATGGTGTCACAATGTTACCCGAACCCAATACACTTGTTCCGTTGATGGTTTTGATGTTTGTTCCCGATACCAATGTATCTTGTTTGGCTGCAACTTGCGAAGCCGTTGGAACTGCAACACCACCTTGTTGTAATTGGTTTGTGAAGTTTACACCCGTTGTGGATACCTCCATTGGTAGGTTGTTACCATTACCATCAGAAAGTACCTTTGGTGTTCCACTTATGGCGGTGTTATCGCCCGTTTTTATTAGTCCTGGGTATGTTCCCGCAGGGGTTAAGCCGTTTAATGATATTCCCATGATTATATATTATTCCAAGTTTCGTTAATTTCTTCCCACTTTGTAGTGATTCCTTGCCATTGCTCGTTTGTAAATACGGGGCTTCGTGTAATGTTTCCAATCCCTTGCGCCCAGAGTGATCCATCGCAACACTTTCGTGAATACTTATTTTCATCCTTGCATAAACACCCCCGTACTCCGCCCCCTTGTGGTGAACTCCGTGATGGTGTTTTCCATCCTTGCGATGGTGCTGATTTGTTGTTATATTCTTGACCCCAATCGCTCATCGTTTTATAATTATCATTAACAAAATTAATCCCAAAAACAAAGTTAATCCAATCCATTGTGGAACCTTTACGCGTTCCGTGTACTTTATTTGGGCGGGTAACTGAATTGTTTTGGTGTATCTGATGGTGTCGGCCTTCACAACTGTGTGAACTCTTATCACATCGTGGTTTCTGTAAACAATCGTTTTAACGCCGTCTTTTTCAATTGTGATGGTATCAATCGTTTTTGTTGTGAAAGTGTCTGTAATGGTCACAGAATCGCGTACAAATAGCGTATCAATCGTGTGGGTAGATGTTTGTGCCATGGCGGGGTTCTTCTTAATGGCTTTTTTTAAGTGCCATTCGGCCGAACACCCCGTGAAGAATATCATAATGGCGATTATCTTGGCTTTGGTAAATAAATCACACTTCACCGCATTAACGATTTTCAACTGCGTTATGTAGGTGGTCAATTTCTTGACCTTGTCTTCCTTGGGTTTATATGTCTTTTTTACAAATTCCATGTAACGAAATTCGATGGGTTTGTATTTGGGTATTCTCCCGCTTGTTGGTTGGCGGTATATTCGGGGTATCGTTGTGGGAAAAACGAAAGGTAATCCACGCAACGCCTACGATAAGTTTCGGCAATGTTTCTTTGTCTTTGCACAATTGTGTCCAATTCCTCTTTGCTTGGTAACTGTGTATTCTCGGGTGAGTTACGCACGATACCACCATTGGTTACCTCATACCCGTGAAATAACAACAAATCACTCATTGCGTAATGGATCAACAAAGGTTGCAAATAGTGTGACACCAACAAAAGGTAATACCCCGCCAATGTGTTTGATTGCACATCATCCAACAACCTACGATACAAAACAGTACCGCACAATTCTTGAACTTGGATGTCCTGGGCTATCTTAATAAATGGGGTTATTTTATCCACATCAAAATTCCCGCTTAACTGCGTGTATTTGAATATGTCCTCCTTGGTGATTAATAATACATCATCGTTTGCGTACATCTTATTTGTTCTTTAAACTTCCTTTGTTTGGCATATCAATTGGGCGTGTTGATGCCGTTTCCCATCCACTTGGTGAAAATGGAACCCCCGCAGCGTTGGCACTCTTATTTGATACTTCGTTGTAATTTTCTAAATCGCGGTTCTCACCCGTTTCGCCTGGTTGCTTGGGTAAAAATTTACCTTTGATTTGCTTCCGTCTGAATGTCAATCGTTCCCATCTATGGTGACAATTAACACCTCCTTTGTACTTCCAAATGGAATATGAACTTTGTCCGCTTGGTGCAAATTGTCCGTTCACACCCGCATCACCCATTGTTAAAATATCTTCACGGCGATAAATTACTCCCCCTTTGGATTCTTGAACCATTGTAGAACAAAACTGCCTTGAATTGTCGGCCACGATATGAGGACCGTACCGATAACGGATTTTGTAAACCCCCTTATCATCACCACTTTTTTTATTGGGGTTTTCATAGGCCATGTTAAATCTTAATTCCTCATCCGCATCCGTAACTTCCGTTACATCAATGAGTTCCCACACCTCGTTGTTAATTATTTCCCCACGGGATTTCAAATGTTCCAACCACGAATCTTCATCCGCGATGGTCATGTCCGCTAAATCAATCTTTTTTTTTAATGACAATGATACGCCCGTTTCTTCCTCGCGTGTTTCATCATCAATTACATTACCCGTTAAATCAGTAAATTCAAGGGGTTGTAAGGTCTTGAAATACATATTAAGGTTGTAACCATTGTGGTTTAACACCTTGGTAACCGCATCAATAACCAATCTTTGAAAAGGCCTAATAACCACATTGTCAAACAATATAGATGCCGACTTTAATTCATCCGCGTTATTACCAAATCCCGTTCCGTCCTTAATACCTAATAACAATGGCGATACCACTCGGTGCGATATCATAACCTTTTGCATTGATTCCGAACTAAGGAATTGATATTGGTTGTGGGCATCACTCAATTGTACTGGCGTAATGTCCGCCGCTGAATCCTTGCCATCGTTCCAACTGATGATAAAACGACCCGCATTGGACGATCCACCAAACTTTGATTTAATTTGGGCTTCAACCGTATCTTTAACCTCGGCGGGTGGTTGCCCATTGTTGAAGTTTATCAACATACTTGGTGCCAAACCATTCATGATGTTGTTGATGTGGAAATTCGATATCTCCGCTTCCAAGTTTGCATATTGCGTACCGCCTTGGTAGTCCACGGGTGCGAAGTAAAACGAACCCGTTGAATATGGTTTGATTGTTAATATACATTCGTTTGAAGATTCATCGTAACCCCATGCCCGTATTTCTGTGGGTTGTGTTCCACGCTTGATATTGGCCCAATCTGGGTAATAATAATACTTTTCAATCTCGCCTTTATCGTTGCACTTGGCGGGGCGAAGGGTTTGTTGTGGAAAGTGCTTGGCCTTTACATACTTTTTCTTGTCCTTTGACTTAACAAGTTGAAACGATGCTTGGCCTAACATCTTCAAATCCATAATTACCGCCCGTAAATCATCCGCCGCAAACATGGTTTTGAACTCAATATACCCTGGCAAGTTTCGTGATGTACTGGTCACCTCTAATCCCTTGCCGTAAATTTGGTCGGCAATACCTTTAATACACGCATTGTTGGTTGGTGAACCATGATACAAGTCAATCAAATACTGATAATAATTGTTATCGTCACCATATTGCACCCAATCTTTGTTTTTTTGCTCAATGATTGATGGGGCGGTGTATGATTGTAGTTGTATAAATTCTAAACTCATAGTGTTATCCATTGTGGTGAAACGGGGGCCGTTGTATCCCATTGTTTCCATGTGTTATTGATGTTGGTTGTTCCCGTAATCCAATAACCTAAATACTCCCATACCAAATTATTTGTATTGAATACACGGATCAATATCTCATCGGTATTGTTGGCAACTAAATTGATGGCGGTTAATGATGGCAAATTCATCGTGTAGAACGAATATAACTTGCTCGGGGTACTTGTGGCCGTTACCATTGTTTTGGTGGGCTTATGCCACACCTCAATCGTTGATACACCCGTAAATTCCACAAAGGATGTGAAATTGATATTGGTGGATGCGTTATTGATGTGCATAGTTATAAAACGCGGAATACATTTTTTGTTATAAATGAAAAACCCCCACCGATTGGCGAGGGTTATCATGTAGCCCACCAATGCTATTGATGGGGTGGTTCAAAATATCAATTAAACGGGCATTGTTGGTGTAATAACCAATGCGATACTCGCCGCTGAATTGGCATCAACAATTCCTGGGGGTAATTTCTCTTGGCTTGAAAAAGTGATGGTATTCAAACGGGCATCGCCCATCTGTACACCCCATGAAGATGATCCGCCATTGGCATCACAACCCAAGGTTTCACCCAACAACCAAAATTGGTCGTTTCTATCCCAAACGATGATTTGCCATCTTCCTTTGGTCAATGTTTGAATTGCATCCATGTCAACATCACCCGTAACGGCGGTAAGGCCACTTGGCTTAAATGACAATGTAAAGATGGTTTCATACATAGATGTTCCATTATCGCGTGATGCGGTGATGGTGGTTTCAATAGTTGACAAACCTTTTAATTCCCAAAATGGTGCTGCAATTGGCGTTGTAGTTGTTCCGTTGTCAATCAAAGTCACAACACCCGTTCCGTTCTTTGTAACGCGGTTTGCAAATTCAAATGGCACGAAATACGCTGCCTTAATTCCACCCACATATTGTTTACATGGTTCGTATCTTCCTAATAATGTTCCACAACTTGGCATATCTTTTCTATTATCTTGGTTAAAAAAAAGGGGTGGGTGTTTATGCCCACCCCAAGTTTATATTTATCCTATATTATTAGGTTACATTAATTACAACTTGTTGAGTTGGGTTAGTAGCAATGATACCACCAGTGAAACGCATGATTGTACGAACATTCTGTGAACCATCAATGTCACTCATGTCAATTACCTTCACTTCGTTGTAATCACTCAACAATCCCGTTCCAAAGTGCAAATCACTTTTAAGACCCAATACACAATCCGAATCGTTAAGACCTGGACACATGGTAACGGGAATACCTTGGAAGTTCATTGGCTTCTCTCCAACATAGAATTGGAAATTGTAGTTACCCGCAGATAACGCCGCTTGGTATGCCTTCATGGTGACTGGACCAACATAGTATTGGTATCCTTCTTTACCATACAATGCGGCGGGTGAATAATCCAATGCTTCTTGCAAACGAGCAACAACATTTGATCCACTTGTAGCACCAGAGAATGGACGAACAATTGATGAGTTATCAATCAAGTATTGAACCATACCACCCGTGTAGAATGTGTTGGTTTTCCAAATACCTAATTCAACACCTTGGGCAACTTCTGCTGCCACTTGGGCTAACAAAAATTCCTCAAATGTTGCTGGTAATTTTTCAAATGCACTGAATCCCGCTTGGGCTGCTTCCCATGTTGTACGCAAGTTGTTTTTACACAAAGTTAAGTTTACTTGCTTTTCAACTGTGGTCAACACATATTCACCCAAAGTTACTGATGAACCATCGGTGTAATCACAAGTTGCAGAATCAATTGCAACTGTGTTCTGCCAATTACGGATCACTTCTTTGTAAGCCACATTGGGGTGCAATGTGATAAGTTCTTTTGACAAGGTTTCACCCGACAAAAGGGCGGCGGCCACATACTTGCCACTCCAAAGACCCGCGTAGGTATTGGGGGAAACTGTTGGGCCACTCAAATTGATTTTGTTTAAATTATTGTTCATTTTCGTGGTTAGTTGAATAGTTGATTAAATACTCGGTCTTTTACTGATTCGGCTCTTTTATTGCCCATGTGGAATTGCAATTTCTTTGCTTCTCCGTTTGATTCTGGGTTATGCAAAGTGTGTGGGGCTGGTTCGGTTGCCAATCTTTCGGTCAACTCTTTGTTCTCGGCACTCAATGCAATCTTTTCCATTTCTAATGCTGACAAACGAGCCTCAAATCGGGCTTCCAATTCTGACATCTGTTTGCTGAAATAAGATTCTTCCATTTCTGTTTTGCTTTTAACAACTTTCTTTGCCATTGGCATATCGCCAATCTGCTCTTTCATTGGTTGGTCCTCGGCTTCAACTTCCTCGATGATTTCTTCCTCGGGGGCTTCTTCCTCCTTAGTTGCGATTTCAACGATTGTACCATTTGCATCCACGGTCATTACATTTCCGTTTTCCAATGCAAATTCACCTTCTGGTGTTGGAATGTTACCATCTGGTGTTACGATAAATACCGCTTCACCCACGGCGAAATTGTCTGATTCAAATGTGGCTTGACCATCCTCGGTCTTAACTTGTGCCAAATCAACCACAATCGCTTCCTCGGGCTTTAATCCCAAAGTTGCCAATACGCGGTTTAATGTTTCGGTTGCGTTCATATCTAAAATACTTTAATTGTTTACTTTGTTTGATTTTTGAAATTCGGTAAGGATGTCAATCACCTTGGC